GCAAGTTTGTGAATTGCCTCAGCTTTGTTGATTTCCAAGTCCCCATTCAACACTGCTTTGGCTGCATTTGCTAACATGGTACGAAGTTGCCCGGTTGTTTTCAATTCGTTTTTCACGGATGTTTCTTTCAAGTTTATTTACATATGTGGATAAGTCACGTATATCTTTCATCCGATATACATAAGGCGTAAGATGTATTGCGCATTTTTTGCAATACACATCAGTATGAAAAAAATCTTTATGTAATTTATGAAAAATTTCATACCTCCAAAAATCTTGGATTTCAGCAGAATGTTGGGAATGCTCACGCGATCCACACCTGTCACAAACAATGTCGTTGCAGGGTGGATCAAGTAACTCATCAGGGTCAACGTAAGGCATGATGAACTTACTTCTTAGCCCAAGGTGGTGCAGCCTTGGCAGGAGCCGCCTGCATTACCGTTGCCTTCTTTTCACCAAGCGGAATATGGGCAGCAAATGATGATGCCGCAGGTTGTACACCACTCAAAGCCCGGAATGCTTTCACCTCATTGCCTGCATACTCACCCGTCTTCAGCGACAACTTAATGCCCAAGTTACCGCCGATCAGTTGGTCGGTGTCGGTCACTTTAGCCAAGCCAATGGCTCGCATGATTTCGCCAAGCTGCTGGCGTCCAATCTCCTCGGCCTTGGTGCTGGCGTTCTTGATGTTCAGGTTTCCGAACACCACGCGACCTTGGTGGCTAGGGCCAGTGATGGCGTACTTGACCGCAATGTACTTGCCGTCACCCGCTTTGGTGGGCTTGATCTCAGCACCAGTAATGGTGGAGTTATACCAGCCCTCGGGCAGGGGTTCAAAGTTGTTGTTACCAACGGGCAACGTGTCAACGCTAAATTCTTCATCTAAAAAAGCCATGATTTAATCCTTTGTGATTGTGAAAGTGGGGCGCCCAGGGGTGGACGTGATAGCACCAAGCAAGGGCTGGGTTACGGCGTCAGCAGCCGCACCCCATGCCTTTGCATTGATCTCGGGCTTCCAGCGGAAAAGGCTGGACAGGTGTTCAGACAGACCGGCTTCGGCGGCAAGCAGTTGCAGCTTGTCGGCGTCAATCTTCTTGTTGATGCGGCCTTCAGTCTTAATGACATAGCCGTCAATCGCATGTTTGACCGTGCCATCCAAGTCTTTGGAAATCGCAAACATGTCAATCATCTGGTCTTCCAACTCGCGGCGCTCGGCCACCGCAAGGGCTTCCATTTTTTTAGCGTCAAGCCAGCGTTGGTATAGGCTCATGACACCACCTCGGCTTCCATCTCGCCAATTTCTTTCATGATGCGCTTCAAAGCCACCTCGGCTGGGACTGCGGTCATCTTGGCTCTAGCAATGTCATCAAAACTTGCTTTGGCACAGTCGAGCGCCATCAGCGCGTCCACGGCTTCCTTCATGCGAAAGATGTATTCCATACGGATAATCATGCTGCACCGCCAATCTTGGCAATAATCTCGCCCAAGTCAGGGGCTTCCCATGCACTGAGCTTGCCGCTACGGTCTTTGGCAAGCCACAGGCCATCGGAGTCGCACATCAAAGCACGTTGGGTGTTGCCCTCAGCGTCTTTCTCAACCCGCAGCGCCAGCACTTCATCAAAGAAGTAAGGCAGTGCTTGGCCGGTCTTGTTGCCGGGCATCGACGGGCTATACAGAACACGCCCCATCTCATCTTGGGTCTTCTCCAGCTTGGCGGTCATCAGGACATGGCGTCCGGGAATGTCCCGAAAAGCCCGAATGATGTCGGCCATTTGCTCTTGCATGGCGCCATAGGCAGCGCGTGGGTCTTTGTTGACCTTCTTCTCATGGTTCAGGCAGACTTCAGCAATTTCGCTAATGGAATCCAACGCTACCGACTTGTACTCGGACTCCAGCACCCACGAGTAAGCCTCGCGCAAGTCGTCCATGCTGGTAATCTCCAAATACGGAAGGTCAGCATCTTGGATGGACAACAATCCACCTTCGGCAGACAATACTATGGGGCTTGGCAGCGTCTTGATCAGACTTGTCTTACCCGCACCGGCTGGCCCGTAGACCAGCAACTTAACACCGTTGGCTGTCAGGCCGCTAGTGCGTTTCAACGATATAGCCATGTGGCTCTCCTTGTGTTTGCGCTTCCGTCTGGACTCAGTTCGAAGCGTGGCTAGATCATAGCACAAGTCTGTGATACAGTGTCAACAACTTTTTAACAACGAGTGAAAAATAAATGTCAGACCTCGCAAGTATCCTCGGTGGCCCTTGGTCGCCACCAGCACAAAAGCACATCAACACACCAGAGGATCAGCTAAAAGACGCCATGCTTGGCGCAGGTCTAAAGCCACCGGAAACGATCTATTTGGATGGCAAAGTCCACCGCTTTAACAGTGGCACCAAGGGAGAGAAAGGGCACGACAAGCCTGGCTGGTACATAGCCTTCAATGATGGCGTACCGGCAGGGCGCTTTGGCTGCTGGCGTTCGGGTGTAGAACTTACTTGGAAGGCAGAGATAGGGCGCAGCCTGACGCCTGTAGAAGAAATGGCGCAGTCGCGCAGGCTGTCAGAAGCCAAGACACAGCGCGATGCCGAACAGGCCAAGACCCGCGAAGTGGCAGCGCAGACTGTGGAGATCATTTGGTCTGAAGGCAGCGCAGCCAGTCCAGAACACCCCTATTTGGCTAAGAAAAAGATTGCACCACACGGTGCAAGGGTAACGGGTGATGGGCGCCTCATGGTGCCTCTGTTTAATGAAGACGGGGAACTTTCTAGCATCCAATACATTGCCGGTGACGGCGATAAAAAGTACCACCCAGGCGGTGCAACCGGCTCCATGTTTTGGCTGCTTGGCAACGTAGAAGATGCCGACACGCTCTACATTGCAGAAGGCTTTGCCACAGCGGCCACCATCTCAGAAGTGACAGGCAAGCCCTGCGCCGTAGCCTACAGCGCCAGCAACCTAGTGCCAATTAGCGGCATCCTCAAAGAATCACACCCCACGCTTGACATTTGCATTGTTGCCGACAATGACGCTAGTGGCGTAGGCCAGCGGTATGCCGAGCAAGCCAGTGCAAAGTATGGGGTTCGTATGACAATGCCGCCGGTGCTAGGTGACGCCAATGACTACGTTCAAGAGGGGCATGACCTAGCGCTGCTTTTAAAGCCATTGATGGCTACAGACTACTTAGTCCATGCCGACGGGTTTTCAGAGCAGCCAGCGCCCATTTCGTGGCTGGTGAAGCACTGGATACAAGACCAAGCCCTAGTCATGGTGCATGGCCCTAGTGGTGGCGGCAAGACCTTTGTAACGCTGGACTGGATGCTGCACATTGCTAGTGGCAAGACAAGCTGGTTAGGCCACAAGGTCAGACCCGGCAACATGGTGTATTTGGCTGGTGAAGGCCACCACGGCCTGCGAAGCAGGATAGCCGCCTGGAAGCACCACAACAAAGTCAGCGCCCTCAATATGTGGGTAAGCAAGTCAGGGCTAGACCTTAATACCACCGAAGGCTACTTGAGAGTGCTAGAAGCAGTCAGGGCGCTCAAGATTAAGCCAAGCGTCATTACCGTAGACACCCTGCACCGTTTTATGGCCGGTGACGAGAACAGCGCACAGGACGCCAAGACCATGCTAGACGCTTGTGCTGCGTTGATGCAAGAGTTTGGCTGCACAGTCATTCTGGTGCACCATACAGGCGTGTCAGATGAGGCACAGCACCGTGCCCGAGGCTCAAGCGCATGGCGTGGCGCATTGGACATTGAGATCAGCATTGTCCCAAGCAAGCCTGGCAAGCCAATGGAGATCGTACAGCGCAAGAGCAAAGACGCCGAGATGGCGCAAACCATATATGTTGAACTTGAATCAGTGGCGATACCCGGCTGGTTGGATGAGGATGGCGAGCAAGTCACTAGCGCAGTGGTGGTCAAAGGCGAAGCACCAGAAGGCGAAAGCAAGGGCGATGTTCTTGGCTTTTCATCGTTTGAACGTGCATGGTTTGCTACCGGCGCAGAAGATCGAGGCGGCGCACCGTACCTTACCCGCAGCGCTTTCTTTGAATGGGCAGGCGCCAATGGTCTTGGTTCTAAGAACAACAAATACGCTCGACTGGCAAATTACATCTCATCAGACACCAAGAAGGGCAAATACATTGAACCATTGCTTGATGCTGGCTTGATTAAAGACCATGAAAACGGCTGGATTGTGATTGCCCCAGGTCAGCGCGATGGAATGATGTTTAAGAAAAACAGTTGACACGCTAAGAACTGTGATAAACTTTAGCACATGAACCGACTCACACACCTCAAAGCAAAGCTAAGAACCGCGCAAGCGGAACTGGCTATTCGTACTCGGACGCAAAACAGCGCGTCGCGGGCCTATAACAAAGTAACCGCAAGGATTGCTGAACTGGAGAAAAAAATTGCTGACCTGGCGAAAATTTCAGAGTGAATTGCCTAATTACAGCGAGACTGATTTGTTGATCTTGCTGCAAGAAGAACGCGCAAAATACAGGCGCGTATCTATGCTAGAGCGCATTCACCAGCGCTACTGCACCCTCAGAGCCAATCGGGAAAGACTGGAGATTTTGAAGGAAGGGAAAAGGCCATGACATGCAATCAAAATTGTAATCAAGGCAGGCGCTGCAATTGCGGCCTGAAGGAGCGTGACCTATTTTGGGATGTCATGGAAGGGTTTGTAACCCTGTCCGTTCTTATTGGAATCATTGCCAGCGTGTGCTTTATGTTTGGCTACTACTGGTACACGCCATGATCTCAAAGTGGCCCGCCCTTATCCGGCAAATCCTTCGTAAAGAAGAGGACGGCTGCACCGTAGCCGAGCTTGCAGACCGACTAGCAGCCCAAAATAGTTCTATTGCGGCTGCACTTACTTCAATGCCAGACACCTATGTAGATCGGTGGACGGAAGCAGGCCAGAGCCGACCGTATCAAGCTATCTGGTGTGTAGTTGTCCCGCCAGAAGATTGCCCTCAACCGACGAGGAGAAAGAAATGAAAGAAGCATTGAAGCTGGCGCTTGAGCTAAAAAACTTAGCAAGTGCATATTGGACTGAAAAAGAAATATCAATCATTGAGAAATTGATTGATGCCTTGGCACAGCCAGAGCAGGAGCCTGTGGCGTGGGTTTGTTATGGAGCACCGGGAAAACAAGACATTGACTTTGAGGAAGCCGACATTAACGGACTGCCAATAGGAACATTGCTCTACACCACT